TCGGCCAGTTGCAGCATTTCTTCGGCGGAGACTTTCCCTTTGGCCTGCATCTGGCCGATGGCAGTTGTCAGGCGGCTGATGCCTTCTTCGCCAATGCCCAGCATGGCAGCCGTATCGCCGATTGCTGAGAGCATGGGGATAATGTCTTGGGCGGCAAAGCCAAAGGCCAAGAGTTTTTTCGTGGAGGTCAGAAGCCCTGGCAGTTCGAAGGGGGTGTCTGCGGCAAACGCGGCCAGTTCGGAGAACATTTTTTCCGCTGCCCTAGCATCGCCTAACAGGGTAGTCAAAGCTTTGCGGCTGGCATCCATGTCACCTGCCAGTTTGATGCTGGCAACCCCGAAAGCGCCGATAGCTGCTGCCCCGGCGGCTAGGCCGGTGGCAATGCTCTCTGATGCCGCCATTACTTCTGAACCAAGCCCCTTGCGGAGTGCCCGCTTGGTGCACTCCCATTTTTTCAGAAAGTCGCTGTTGTCTCCGCCGATAAATATCGTCATCGAAGCATTTCCGGCCATAGTCTCACCCCACCTTCGACAGCAAGTCTGCTAGTTGCTTTTCTGCTTCTTCTTTTGTAACTACTGGTTTTTCTTTTTGTTCCTTACCAAGCAGCATTTCCACCGTAACCGAACGCTTCAAATCGCGCGAGGTACAGGTATTGATTATCGAAGCCACAAATCCGGCGATCCGAATCTGCTCCTCTTTACTACGCCATTGATACCCTTGGGCCAGTTCGTAAAACTCGCCGAAGGTCAGCCGGCCAAATTCCCAAGGCTTTAAGGCCAAAGGGCCGTAAGCCACTGGTGCTGCCTTCTCAATCCACTGGGCTACGGTGGTTATGCGTTTCCCTCGTCCGTCTCCTCTTGTGCTTTTTCTTCGCCAGTTATGTTCTCTCCCATAATCTTCGAAGCTTTAATTCCTTCCCCAATCTTACTGGCAAGTTCTCCGAAGCTGCCGCCAGCTTCCATGTATTCCTGCATCATCAGCCCGACGCGTTGCAAGGCAAGCCCCTTTTCCGCATGCTTTAGACCTCCCCAAAGCAAAATGCGAATGGCAGAAAATCCTGCTGCCATGGGGTTACTCATCACATAGAGCAGCGATTTTCCACCCATCAGTTCTTCCATCTCGGCGGCAGCGTTAATGTCATAGCGAAGGCGGCGCTCTTTGCCGCCGATTGTAATAAACACTGATCCTGTCATCGTCATTCCTCCATTTTCAAGAAAACAAAGCGTACATTCTAAATTGTATACTCTACTCGTTATACTACCGGTGCTACTCCTGCGGTTGTATTAGCCGAAACAGGAGCCGCTGTCAGGCCGGCACACGTTCCATTGGCAATGGCAATATTGAGCGTGCTGTCATTAGCCGCTGCGGTCAAGGCCGTCAGTTCCACCTTTGTTCCATAGCCGCCGACGCTGAATTTCGCGGCCACTGCACTGTCTGCCGCTAAGGCTTCTCTGGCTTTTTGCGCCACTACTGCTGCTGAATCATTAAGTGCTACGGCTATGCTGATGGCTTTGGGCGAGCCGGTCATCCCGGCGGCAGTCACGGTGAATGCCACGTTACCAGCTGTAGTGATGGCTCCTACTACCTCAGCTGTTTCCACCTGTTTGGAACCATTCACTTCTTCCGGCGCACCCGCTCCGGCCAAGGTAATCTTATACGTCGCCACACCATCATGCGGCGACTCTTCGCTCAAATCGGCAATGGCGGCATAGCCTTGGAATTTCGAGCCATCCTTGCGAACATACCGTACATGCACCAGCTCGCGGTTAGCAAATACTGTAAGCAGCTTGGCCCGGCCGGCGTCAATGCTCAGACCGGATGTGTCGGTCAGCATCACCGCATCGGCATCAAGGCTCCAGGACATCATGCCGGGTATACTTGTTTTCCAGGCGCCAGATTGCTTATTTGACGCATCAATTTGCTCTGCCGTCAAACTTAAAGTCGCGCCCCGCTGTCCGCCAATCACCGCCCAGACCGGCATTTCGGCAGTCCCGGTATTCACTTTCAGCAGAAAATCCACGCCGTCGCTGGGAATTAAGGCCATCTTTCATCACTCCTTGCTATCAATGATCGTAAACTTGAAGGTTACCGCCGCTTCGCGGTGCGTTTGTAAACGCTCTACCGAATGGCTGTCCACGCTGGAAAGCACTATCTGCCACGCATCGGTTAAAATGAGCGGCTCGCTTTGTATTGCCGAAATGGCGCGATCGCCAAGCTCTGCCGCTTCCTTGTCACCCTGGTACTCACTGTAGACTTTAATTGTTGCCATAACCTCCGCGCCGGAAACCGTTTTAGTACTCCAGCTTTCAGCCGTTGTGTCGGTCAGCACGACATAGGGCGCTTTTTTGCCATTAGGGACATAATCATACACCGGAGCAGCCACTTTGTTTTTAAGGCGCTCATACAGCGCTTTGTTGAGCGGCGACACCGGCGAACGCTTCACCGTCTCACCTCATTTATCACTGCCGCCCGGAGCTTCTCCCGGATGCCCGGCAGCAGCTCACGGCGCGTCCGCCCGGCAAAGTGCTTGCCCTTAACGCCGCGTTTGGTGCCATATTCCTGCAGCGGCGCGTGTGGCGCTTTGGCTCTGATCATGCGGGAAATGCCGTATTTGCCCTTGCGGTTGACGATGCTTTTACGCAGCAGCCCGCTCTTAACCGGCGCCAATGAGCGCTCGCGTTTACGGATTTCCTTGGCTCCCGACTCGGTTTCCTTTTCAATTACCTGGCTGACATTGGTGGAAATGAGATCGCCGAAAGAAATGCATCGATCAACTCCTGTTACTCTAATCGTCGGGCGCATCGGCCACCACCTCCCGGCATTCCAGTCTTAAAAATGCATGCTTTTCTTCCACATCAATGGACGGCCCGATCTGTTCGAACACCCTGCTGCCGTATTGAAGCCGGTCGGTAACCGCCACATCACGGCGGTAACGAATAAGGATGCGGTATAAAATCTCGGGTGTCAGCTGCTCATATTGGTCTGCCGTTTTGACTGTCACCGCCATAAGCTTGGCCCAAACGGCAGCGCGCTTTATATAGGTTGTTTCATAACCGCCCTGATCGTCTAAAACTTTAGTTTCCTTCAACAAGATACAGCGGCAGTTCAGTTCTCCTGGGTTCATGTCATCACCTACCAAAGATGCGCGCGGTAGGGGGAAAGAAGGGCGTATACGACTTTAGGAATATCCTCACCCGCGCGTTGCTCGTAAAAATGACCAACTAAAATGAGCAATGCCTGTTTAACCGGCGTGGGCACCTGACTCGGCAAACCATCCTGCAGATAATCCTCGCAGTGCTCTTTCGCTGCCAAGAGCAAGCCAGCGAGAAGGAAATCTTCCTCCTCGCTGTCAATCCGCAGATATTCCTTTATTTCCGTCAGTGTTACTGGCTCAGCCATGGCTTTGGTCCATAAGGCCTGCGGCTTTTAGCTTAGCCAGCAGCGAATTGAAGTCTATCACCAGCCCCGCTATAGTAGTCGCCGTACTGTCAGCCTGAAATGCAGCCGGTGTAAACAGGCCAACCACCTGCCCACCGGCTACAATTTCCAGTGTACCGCCAATTACGGTTCTTTCTCCGCCTTGCTCCGTGTAGTTTTTGACGTTACTCATCGTTTTTCACCTACGCTTTCATTTGCAGCACTTTAATGGCTTCGGCAAGAATCAGCTTGCCGTCAACACGCTGGGTGGCTTTAAAGCCGACTTGGCCTGTTGCCGCATAGAGTTCGTTAAGCCGCTGGAACACACGGCCTTGGCGGTCTGCCACCCAGTAATAGCTGAAGTCGCCAAAGGCGATGGTTTTAGCGCCTGAAGCAAGAACAGGTACATAGGCGGAGGTTTTCAGCGGACGGTTTAAGATGGTGTCAGGCTGGCCTGCCGTCACTGACGGCTGCCAGAGGTACTGGCCGTTCCCGTCCTTGAGCTTGCGAATTGTCTTGACGGTCGCATCATTGGTGACGAAAACGGCTTTTTTGCGGTACGGCAATTTTAAGGAGTAGAATAGATCCATGATTTCGTCGATAGTGATGGCCGCCGCACTGGTGGTCGTGACTCCCACTCCGGCGCCGCCGCTGGCATTGAAAATACCTGTAGGCTTTCCGGTTCCGTTGCCGACAAAGAAGGTTTCTTCCTCTTTGGCGCCAATGCGCCGGCCGAACTCCTTGGCAATATATTGCTCCAAATTAAACACGCTGTCATTGAGGAGTTCTTCCGATACCTTGATCATCGTCGCCAGCTTATAGGCCCCGATAGAAACCTGACCGAAGGCATCGTCGGCTTCGGGGATAGCCCCTTCTTCATCCACCCAGGACGCAGAGCCTTTTGATGCTACCACCGGTATTTTCCGGTCACCTGAGGAGGTGGTGATAATCGTCGCCAATTGCCGGAAGATATTTTCTTCCTGCAGAGCTTCTACGAGGGTATGCTCAAATTCATCCGGCGCCAGGTAGCCGCCTTCAGAGTCTGTGCCAACCTGCAGAGCGTTTTGCACCTCAAAGTTGTTTTTGTTCTTCATCGCCTTCCAGAAGGCCGCTTTGTATTCGCCGGATGCCCGGCCGGTTTTTTCCTCCTCCTGATGCCGGCTGGGTTTGTTCGTAATGGCGTTAGTCGTTGGTTTAGACAGTTCAAGATCGAGAACCGCTTGGCGCTCCAGGCGGTCGATTTCTTTTCCCAGGCTCACCACATCGGCTTCCATTTTTTCATAGGCGGCTGTGTCTTCCGCAGACAATAGGCCATTTTCATTACGCCGGGAATCTAAAAAAGCTTTGGTGCTGTCCCAAAGCTTGGCGCGCTTTTCGCGCAGTTCGAGTATTTTATTCATAGTGATTTCCTCCTGTTTTGTTATTTCAAGAGTTCGAGTCTTGTCAGCAGTTCTTTATGCGGTGTCCCTGCCAAGACAGTCGGCGGCTTCTCTTTATCCCTGGGAAGCTTCCGTAATAAAGCGTTGGTGACGGTTACGCGGTCAAACATAAACCCTTCTGCTACATCCTGTGATGCTTCAGGCGCATAAAGGATTTTATCGGCAAAGCCCAGTTCCACCGCTTTTTGCGCACTGAACCAGGTTTCCGCGTCCATCATATTGGAGATTTTGCCGCGCGGCAGGCCGGTCCGCTGTTCGTAGGCGTTGATGATGCTTTCCTTGACCTCGCTTAGCAGCTTGATGCCGCTCGCAAGATCAGCCGCTTCGCCAAAGACTACCGTGGCCGGATTATGGATCATCAGCATTGCTACCGGCGACATCACAATTTCATCGCCGGCCATAGCGATCACCGATGCCGCGCTGGCGGCGATACCGTCAATCTTGACTGTAACCTTGCCCTCATACTCCTTGAGCATGGTGTAGATCTGGCTGGCGGCAAAGACATCGCCGCCCGGGGAATTGAGCCAAACAGCGATATCGCCGGTTGCTGCCGTAAGCTCGGCCTTGAATTTTTTCGGGGTGATATCATCGTCAAACCAGCTGTCCTGGGCGATGTAGCCGTCAAAGTAGAGCGTCCGTCCTGCTTCGTTTTTTACCCAGTTCCAAAATTTCCTCATTGGCTTCCCTCCGTTTCATGTGTGTTGCTCCTGGCAAATGCTCCTGCATCGGCAAGCTTGGTCATGTTGCCGTTGATCAGATACAAGTCGCCACCCAGCTCGGCTGGTATCCGGTTGAGATTTTCCAGCTCGCGGATGTCATTGCTTGATAACCAGCCGTTTTGCCGGCCAACGGCGTAGCCGTTCATCCGGCTCTGGTAGTCGCCGCGGAGCAGCCCGTCGACGTTGAATTTTACGAAATACTGCCGCTTTTCGCTTTCACTGAACAAAGCCCGCTGGATGGCTTGTTCCCAGCGCACTACCCACGGGTCCAGGGTGTACATGACAAATTCCAACGACTGCTGCTCGATGTTGGAGAAGCTTGATTTCTCCAGATCGCCGATCATGTGGGGCGGAATGCGGAAGATACGGGCAATCTCGTTGATCTGGAATTTGCGCGTTTCTAAAAACTGCGCCTGCTCCGGCGGGATGCCGATGCTTTGAAATTTCATCCCTTCCTCTAGCACCGCCACCCGGTGGGCATTGCCGCTACCCTGATAGACGGCGTTCCAGCTTTCCCTCACTCGGGCCGGGTCTTTAACCACGCCGGGATGTTCCAGCACACCGCCGGGGCTGGCACCGTTGGCAAAAAATTTGGCCCCGTATTCTTCAGTGGCTAAGGCCATGCCGATGGCATTTTTGGCCATAGCGATGGGAGAGTAGCCGATAAGTCCGTCGAAACCAAGGCCTGGAATGTGCAGCACTTCATGACTGTGGAGCAAATGGGTTTGAGCATCTTTTTCATATTGGTAGTAGAGCTGCCCCCGGTCACTTCGCCTGACTGTCATTTTGTTGGGCAATAAGGGATACAGGGCGATGACCTTTCCCCGCCCGTCGCGGATAATCTGAGCATAGGCGTTGCCCCAAAGTAAAAGATGACCCATCAGTGTTTCGCGAAACACAAATGAGGTCATCTCAGGGTTTGGTTCGGTTTGCAGGAGGTAATACAACGGATGGTCCGCCGCTTTTTCTTTGCCTCCCGCTGTATGGCGGTAGGTGTGCAGCGGCAAGGAGGCTATCGTTTCGGCTAGGATTCTTACGCAGGCATAAACAGCTGTCGTTTGCAATGCTGTCCGCTCATTGACTGTCTTGCCGCTGGAGCTTGGGCTAAAGAAGAAGCTGTAGGCGCTTCCCCACAGGCTATTTTGGGGACTGGCTCTCGTTCGAAAGAGTCTTGATAGAAACGGCATTTTCACTGGTCGCCTCCTAAAAGTGTACATAAAAAAGCACCTGCCCAAAACAGATGCCTTTAGTTTATAATCATTATATTAACTTCACATAGTCCCGCGCGCCGTAGAAAAAGCGTACAACGTTAACCGTTTTGGCATCTTCGTTAATTTTATATACAAGCGTATAATTTTTAATCACTGCCTTGCGATAACCTTCTTCTTCTAAGCGCTCATCCCGACACTTCTCGTACATCATTGGATTGTCTTTTAGGTAACTATAACATTTATCCAGTTCATCAATGAAATTCTTAGCTGCTGTTGGATTTACCAACTTTACAGCAATGTGAAAAACGATATCGTCTAAGTCTTGATGCGCGAGTTCGGAAAGAATCAGTTTATACATTATATTTCTCTCTTATAGCTTTTAAAGAAGCATCAGCATCAAGCACTTTTCCGTCCATCAGCTGTTTTTCAGCTGCACTCAGCTTTCTATATACATCAGACATAAACATTGTTTCCTCATACACCTTCATGCTCATAATGACCATATCACCATAACCATTTTTTGTTACAAAAATCGGTTCTTTAGATTCTTGGCACATTTGAGAAATGTCACTTGTGTTTTTTAAATCTTTAATTGGAATGATCTGCGGCATAATATTCATCTCCTTTTTATGGCCTTATCATACCATAATTATTCCACAAAATCAATTTTTATTTGTTAAAAACTATAGTACCAATATTCCCCGCTCATCGTACACACTGGCCTTATTCTCATTCCGTATGGCCCGGTCGAGCGCCATAATCAGCGCCACAGCGCCGTCAATGCGCTCGGTGCTTTTTTCTTTGTCGGGCTTAATATTTCCGGCCGGATCGGTTTTCACGTAGATGTTGTCCATCATCCAGCGAAGCACAGGGTTACCACCATGGGCTATTTTCTTCTCCAACGTCAGTTTCATGAGTTCCTTGGACGCAGGCGACATGTCCTTATACCCTTGTCCGAATGGCACTACGGTAAATCCCATGCCTTCGAGGTTCTGCACCATTTGTACTGCTCCCCAGCGGTCAAAGGCAATTTCTTTGATGTTGTACTTTGTGTTTAGTTCTTCAATAAATGCTTCGATAAAACCATAATGCACGACATTGCCTTCGGTGGTTTTGATATAGCCCTGCTGCCGCCAAATGTCGTAGGGGACATGGTCGCGCCTGACGCGCGTCGCCAGGTTGTCTTCAGGAATCCAAAAGTAGGGCAGTACAATAAATCTTTCGGTTTCGTCACGCGGTGGAAACACCAGCACGAAGGCAGTAATATCAGTGGTGCTTGATAAATCAAGACCCCCATAGCACACTCTGCCGCGCAATTCTTCCAGTTCAATCGGAAAAGCACATTCATCCCAGCGATCCATCTGCATCCAGCGGACAGATTGCTTGACCCACTGGTTAAGCCGCAACTGTCTAAATAGGTTTTCTTCAGCTAAATTTTCCTTGGCACTCTGAAAGGCGGCTCTAACTTTTTCTATGTCAATGGTATGGCCGAGCGAGGGGTTGGCCTTATACCAGTTAGCTTCATCTGCCCAGTCATCATCATCTCCCATGCCGTAGATGACAGAATAGAAGGTGGGGTCAATTTTTCTGCCAGCCAGTATATCGACCGCTTTTTGGTGAACCTCATAACAAATGGAATTGCGGTCATTGCCGGCGGTAGTAATAAGAAAAAACAAGGGCTGCGTCCTGGCATCGCCCGAACCTTTGGTCATCACGTCATATAAGTTTCTATTCGGCTGGGCATGCAGTTCATCAAATACTACGGCATGTACGTTAAGACCATGTTTGGTATAGGCTTCTGCCGACAACACTTGATAAAAGCTATTAGTTGGCCGATACACCAGCCGTTTGACCGACATGATCGGCTTGATCCTCTTTTTAAGCGCCGAGCACTGTTCTACCATATCAACCGCAACATCAAATACGATGGAAGCTTGCTGCCGGTCAGAGGCACAGCCATATACCTCTGCTCCCCACTCATTGTCGCCGCAGGTCATATAGAGCGCCACTGCGGCGGCAAGCTCGCTCTTTCCATTCTTCTTAGGAATTTCAATATAGGCTGTATTATATTGCCGATAGCCGTTTACTTTCACCGTTCCGAAAATATCCCGAGTGATTTTATCCTGCCAGGGCAAGAGATCAAACGGTACACCGCGCCACTGGCCTTTAGTGTGTTTTAAGCAGTTGATAAAATTAACGGCGTGTTGTGCCTTTTCCCGATCATACACCTTTCCTGCCCCCGTTTAGCAAAACCAGTTCCATTGGGTCGGCAGCATCCTGATGACCCGCGTCGGCAACCATCCGGCTTCTGGACGAAGGCGTCAGACCGAACTGTTCGCAGAATTTCAGCATGATCTTTAGGTTTGTCTGGGCGATGGACACCTGCGGCACCTGCTGCAGATAGCCGTTGGGAGTACGGAGCATCGTGCCGTGCTGAGTGATAAATTCTTCGGCTTCTTTCCAGCGGGCATACGCCTGGCAATATCCGGCGAAAGCCGCCATATCCATTTCCGTCAGCAGTCCCATCTGTTCTAAAATCTTGCCCGTACGCTTCCATTCTTTCTTCGCTTCATCTTCCAGCCAGGAAGGGCAGCGTGGGGCTTTTGGGTCCGGCTTGGGTTCATTTTTGTTGAGTGACCGCCTGCCCGGATTGCCTTCCAGTTCCTTAAGAGCAGTCGGTTTTGGTTTTCTTCCTCTCTGCGCCATAGCCCCTCACCTCCTCACATCGGCTTTCATGGCATGAAAAAAAGACTTCCCGCAGAAGCCTTGTGTATGATTGTACCAGAAACAGCCCCCGCAAGGGCTGTTTCTCCGTAGGTTATTTTAGTTTATCTTTCTGCACAAATCCTCGCCATAGACAACGCTCAGACTGCCGCTGTTGTCCCAGGAAACCATAATGCTGCCAAGATCGTCCACACCAGTCACTGTTCCGTGAGTGCCGACGGGCGGTGCCTGTTCATCATTCATCCGGACAAGCTCCACTCTTGTGCCGGCGGGATACTGTTTGCGCAGCCGCTCGACGATTTCTCGTTTAACAAGCATCGCCATACCCCTCGCACTGTTTTTGTTTTCTGGCCAACAAGCGGGCCTTATGTTTTTCCTCCTCCGCCGGTGTGCGGAAGGCGGCG